GTCCCCTGGGTCACGAACCGGACGTCGCTCGACGAGCTTCCCGAGACGAGGGAGACCGCCGACGTCTGGTCGATCGACGCGTTCGGCAGGAAGGCCGGCGCGTTCGTGCCGCCGAACTTGACGTTCGCCAGCTCGGTGAAGCAGGACTGGTGCGCGATCCACATCGAGCTGCGGGCGCGGCCCTGGTGGAAGATCGCCATCATGGACTGGAGGTCTTCGAGGCAGATCTTGTTGGCGGCCTTGCGGGTCGCCGTGAGCAGGGCGTTGCTCTTGCGGATGCCCATCGGCCTGCCGACGCCGTCGCCGTTGACGTACTCGAAGTCCTTGGTGAACGCCAGGGCGCGGAGGAACAGGTCCTGGACGATCGCCACGGACGAGATGTAGTTGTCGGCGATCAGGTCGCGCGACAGCGCCGTGTACCCGGTGAGGTCCGCGATCTTGAACTGGATCTCGCGGATCTGGGCGTCGCTCGGCTGCCGCCTGGTGATCTCGCCCTTGCGGAAGACGCGGATGCCGGCGGCCGACGCGGTCTGGCCGATGCCCGGGATGAAGTTCTGGTCCAGGGCGGGCCAGAGGACGTTGTCGGTCGCGCCGACGGGGATGTTGCGGACGAAGGGCTCGATCAGCGAGTCCTCCATCGCGATCTCGAAGTAGCCGGCGAGCCGCTCGGGCTTGACGAGGTAGCCGTAGCCGGCCCCGCCGCTCAGCGACTCGGTCCCGGTCCGGGCGATGTCCTGGCCCTTGCCGTTGAAGTCGCTGACCCGCTCAAGCTTGAAGACCTCGGTGAGCCGCTGGTCGGCGTGCCTCTGCACGTCGGCCGGGGCCTTGGTGCTGGTGCGGCCGATGAGGCTGACGATCTCGCCCAGCCCTCGCTCGATCGCCTTGCCGTCCGCGCCGCGATCGGCGGGCGACTCGGTGCCCTCGACGGTCCCATCGAAGGGGACGCCGTTTTCGTCGAACTTCAGGCCCTTCGACGGGGGGCCGTTGCTCGGGGCGGAGCTGAACTTGCGGGCGATCTCGCCCAGGTCGTCCTTCAGCGCCTCGGTGGCGCGGGCGATCTGGGCGCCGACCATCGCCTCGATGTGGGCGTCCTGGCTCGACTCCTCGGCGAGCTTCGCGTCGATGTAGGATCGCGCGACGGCGTCGTCCACGGAGAGGATGGCGCCGGCCTTGTGGTCGGCGACGTTCGACAAAAGCTTCACGAACATGATGCGAAACCTCGCTGGGTTGTCGTGGGTGCTGACAACGCTCGGCGCGGTGAATCTCCAGCCCGCTCGGGTGGTCCGCCGCATCTCGAAGACGGGTCGGGCCGGGGGCCTGATCACTTACGCGGAAACACGTAAAACGAAGACGTGTGCGAATGCGTCCTTACTTGAGGACGACGAAGGGGGAGGCCGTCTGGGAGCCGTCGGCGATCGTGACGGCCTGCTTCCAGAGCGGCCTGCCGTCGATCCGCAGCTTGAAGCGGAAGGCGACGGAATCGGTGTCGAAATAGAACTGGTCGCTCGAAGTCCGCTCGACGAACGACTCGGTGAGCCCGTAGGACAGTGACATGTCGGGCGAGCCGTCGGCGATCGACCGCGCCACGAGGGCGTACTGGCTCCAGTCGGCGAGGATCAGGTCGCCGAGCGAGCCCAACGCGGGGCACTGTTCGACGGGGAGGACCGGGCGGCCCTTGAGGAGTGCGTTCGGGCTGCCGGCGACGCCTTGCGACGTGTACAGGTTGGGCTGCCATCCGGACGTCGTCGCGGCCTGGTCGAGCTTCAGCAGTGTGTCGTCGGAGCACATCCAGACGGCGTTGCGGCGGCAGAAGCCCCACATCCGGGACCACATGGCGTCGATGTCGGCCGGGGCGATGGCGTTGGCCCCGCCTCGTGTGATCGGGATCGTGCACGGGGCCTTGATCACGCCCAGCGGCTTGACCGTCCCGTCGCCGTTGATCATCGCGTCGACGACCTCGTAGCGGATCTCCTGGTTCGCGGCGTAGCTCAGCATCCCCTCGACGATCGGCGCGTCGGCGAGCAGGTCGCGGCTGAACGGCTGGGAGAAGACCGTCACCCGGCGCGGGACGAAGTTGACGCCCGCGACGGCGGGCTGGCTGGCGTTCGGGGCCATCGACTTGTCGTCGGTCGTCCCCTGCCACTTCGCCCGGAGGCCGCCGAACCGGGAGCCGGCGACGCGGCTCGACTCGTCGAACGTCGGGAGGTTGAACTGGTGGCTGCTGGTCTGGAAGAACAGGCATCGCGACAGGGGGCCGTCGAGGGCGCGGGCCTTGTCCCAGATCGCCTGGGCGAGTTCCGTCGACAGCAGGAAGCCGCCGTTGGGGCCGCCGCCGTAGGTGTTCCACGCGCGTTCGACGCCGCCCAGGTCGGAGGCTCCGGCGATGGACCGGCTGACGTCCGCGAACGAATTGACGACCACTCCGCCCTGTGCGGTGCTCATATGCGATGCCTCGGATTGTCAAGGAGCGGGGCGGGCGATCAGGCTTCGCCGCCAAGCCAGCCTTCGAACTCGCGGATCATGGTTTCGTTGGACTTGGCCCAGGCTTCGATCAGCCTGGTGTGGCGGCGGGTGACGTCTTCGAGCGAGCGGCCGACCAGCGGCGGGAGGCCGGCGAGGGGGTCGACCGGCTCGGGCTCGGGGGCGGGTTCGACGGCCGGGGCGGGCGTGACTTCGGGGACGGGGGTCGGCTCGGGATCGGGGGCCGAACGATCGACGATCGTCTCGTCGAGGTAGTCGAACCACTCGCCGATGAAGTCGTCGTCCGCGTCGACGTCGTCGGGGGCAGAGCGGGCGGCGGCCTTCGGCTTGAGGCCGTCCTTGACCATCGCCTTGTGCGCCGAGTCGGCGTACTTCGCGGCCTTCTTGAGATTGCTGAAACCCGCGCCGTCGTTCAGGCCCGACTTGCTTCCGACCGTCTGGACGAAATACTTGTGCTCGCCCGCGTCCTCGAAATGAGCGGCGTTCTTCGTCACCTTGACGTGGAACGTCTCGCCGGTCTTCGGATCTTCCAGGTCGGGCGTCTTGTACAGCGGCGAGGCGTCGTACTTCGCCTGGAGCCTCTCGGTCGCCTTGTCGTGGTTCCTGGCGGACGCGTCCTTCCGACCGTCCTCGTCGTAGCCGTCGGGGCGGCTCTTGCGACGCTTGACCTTCGACTTCTCGGAATCGCTCCCGTCGTCGGCCCACTCGCCCGCGTTGTCGCGCGGCTCGTCGGGATTGAACCCCGCCCGCTCGATCGGCTCGGGCGACTCGGCCTCGGTCGGCTCGTCCGCCGGCGCGTCCCGCGTCACGGTCTCGTCGGCTTCGGGCTCGGCCGCGACTTCGACCGTCTCGGCGTCCTCGGCGGATCGCGTCTCGGCGTCGACCTCGTCGGCCGACGTCTCGATCGCGTCGCCCGACTCGTCGTCGGCCGAACGCTCCTCGGCCTTCTTTTTCTTCTTCTTCCCGTCCTCGTCGTCCTCGTCGTCACCGTCGTCGTCGACCAACGCGCCGCCCGACGCCATGCCGTTGGACTCGCTCATGCGCTCGATGACGGGCTCGACGAGCGGCTTGACCTCGTCGGGGGGAGTCCAGAAGCCGCGAACGACGAGGGTCGACAGCGACTCAAGTTGGGCTTCCGAGAACATCGATCGGAGTTCGGGCTCCGTCAAAGCGTCTGCCTGGCCCGGGACGGCCACGCACGAGTACTCGGCCAACTCGGTGGATCGATAGACGACGTCGCACTTATCCATTCCTGGATATGCTCTCGCCTCTTCCCGCGTCGGGGGACCGCCCAACTCTTTTTGCAGCAGGCGAACCGACCAACCCGTCATCGTGCCTTCACGATAGAAATCGTAAAGCATCGAAGCGAAATCATCCTTGGCGAACCGCGTCTTGGCGATCAGGGTGTTGCCCTGGTTGTTGAGCTTCACCCAGACGTTGCGGCCGATCGGGACCGCGCCCCGCGTCACGTCCTTGCCGTGCTCGAACAGAACCACCGGGTTCTTCACATACGCCTTCAGGTCGATGCCCCGGGGCAGGATCAGGCTGTTGTACCGATCCACGCTGCCGACGCTGATCTTGGAGACGATCGTGCGATCCGAATCGTCGACGTCGTCGACCGTGGCGCTGAACGCGCGGAGGATTTGACTCATGGCGTGGGCCTCGTGGTGGGGACCGCAACCCGGGCGGGTTCAGTCTTCGTCGTCGGCGTCTTCGCACGCCACTTGCGGGTCGGGGGCGGGAGGGGTGGGCGACGGATGCGGCGCGTTGAACGAGCCGAGGTCGGAGACGGGAATCCAGATGCCGTCGATCCGGTGGTACAGGGCGATCGGGAACGGGATCGAGACCACCATGCCGTCGCCGACCTTGCCGAGATCCAGGGCGTCCGCGTTGAACTTGTCGCGGTCGGACGGGGACAGGCTTTCAAGCGGAGCGACGAGCAGCGGCGGGGATTCGGGCGACATGATTTAATTCCAGGCTTTGCGAATGCGGTTGAGCTTCGACAGGCTGGACATCAAGACCCGGCTCTTCTGTTCCTTGCCGACCCGCACCCGCCTCGGTTCGTTGGACCTGTCCATATGGATCGCCGTGAGCCGAGTCCGACTGGTGACGCCGACGTTGTGCGTCAGGTTGGCGGCGGCGATCCTGGGGCGGATGTGGGGCTGGATCTTGAGGGGGGCGTGGAAGGGGTCGAGGCTGGTGCCGGCCATCATCTGGGTCGAGACGCCAGAAAGTTTCCCAGTCAGGAAGGAAGGCCCCACGGCGTTCAATGCCGGACGCATGAACGGATGAGGTGGCATTTGGAAAGTGCCGAACTCCTGGTAAACTGAGTAATGTGCGTCGGAATGGAGAGTTAGGGTCTTTGTGTCCGGTGAGTAAGTATAGTAAATATGGGCTTTCATGTAGCCCGTATCTTCCGCCGCGAAAACCTTCGCCATCCCGACCATCGCCTGTCCGGCGATGTGCATTCGCTGCTCGATCAAGCGGTCAAGCCAGGTCAGCGGGTTCCATTGGATCGGCATGGCACCTCGTTCAGCAAGTCGCGGACTTCGTTGTTCGCGCAGAGCGTGAATTCTTCCGTCAAAACGGAAGCCAGTTTCTTCCCGGTTTCGCCTCTCGGGTACGACTCGACCGTGACCACCGGAGCGGCGGTCATCGAGACGTCGATGCATATCCGGCGAACCGGATACGTGATACCGAGTGCTTCCGAAAGCTTGGTCAACAGTTCACGCGACTGATTGATCTTGCCGAAATCGCTCATCCAGTCACTCCGAAAGCCGTCTCGTCCAAGGGTCCGCGTCCAGCCACGAAGACTTGTCCGTCGTCCCCCAGCCGATACACCAGTCTGCAATGGCAGTTGTTCAGACAGAGGCGGGAACCGATCGGGCCGAGCGAGCCGATGGGCACGAATCCCTTCGCCGAATCGCTCAAACACTGTTCGCAATGCTCCGCGTCGCCGAGTTCAAGATGCTCCTGATCGAACACCTCGTCCCGGATGTACGTCCCCCTGGCGACCTCCTGCGCGTCGCCCCAGACGGCGGCCCCGTACGACTCGGCGCGGGCGATGAACTGCCCCGGCGTCATCGGGGCGGGGACGACGACCACTTGGATCGTCTTGTCGGGGTTGAAGGGTTGCGGGCGCATCATGTCGACCTGGAATCGGTCGATGTACGCGTCCTGGACCTGCGCGTGCCGCTCGGCCTGCTGGAGTTCGTCGCTCGTCAGGGCTCGCGGGCCGATCAGTCCCATCACGCCGGCCACGATGGATTCGCGGACGAACGTCTTCATCCGCCGGAAGAATCGATCGGCCTGCTCGCGCAGAGCCCGCCGGACTTCGGCGGCTTCGTCCGGGCCGAGGAGGCTCCGCTTCTCCTGCCAGTCGAGTTGATCGCGGGCGAAGCTTTCGGCCTCGTGCCGAAGCCACGCCTTCGAGAAGGCGCGGATCGCTTCGAGCAGTTGAAGATGCTCAGGTCCGCTCAGTCGCCCCTTGCGGTATCGCGCCGTCCAGCCCAGCCGCTTGAGGACGTGGGCCAGGATCGCTTCCGCCGACGCCGGCTTGGACGTCAACCGCCTGCCGCCGAGGGCGGGTCCACGCTCCACGACAGCCAGTCGAAAGGGTCGCGATCCTCATCCTCCCCTAGTCCTTCGACTCCATGAACCGCCTCATCGCCTTCGTCGTGAACCCCACGATCAACGCGCCGGCCAGCGCCACCGCCACCCCGATCATCTCGCCCATCGCCGCCTCGCTTCTTCCCGGACGGCTTGCCGCCCCTGGGCTTCTTCGCGTCCTTGTTGCCGACGGCGGCCGTGCCGCCCCCTTCATTAGAACCGGAAGCGGCGAGCGTGCTAGCGGTGATCGTGGCCTCGTTGAGTTTTTGAATCATGTCCGGCTGAGCGCGGGTGTTCTCAAGCCACGGCTGGTCGCCCCACGGGACCGGCGGACGTCCCGTCTCCTCGTTCGCCTGGTTGATCGTCCTCGTGCCGTTCTTGATCTCCATGTCGATGATCGTCGCCCGTTGCAGCTCGTCGAGCCGGTTGGGGTCGTCGAACGCGAAGAAGAGGCGGCGGTCCCACCGGCGGACGATCCAGTTCAGCCGGGCTGCGATCGACGTGCAGCGCGGGCGGACGGCGTGCTCGGCGTGCTTCTCGCGGGCGGCCTGCTGGTTGGCGAGGTTGGTGTCGGTCGTGAAGAACTCGAACGGGACGCCGAACGCGCCGCAGACCGCCTGCCAGTCGTACTCGGCGATCTGGAGGCCGGACAGGTCCGCCGGGGTGTACGTGATCGGCTTGAAGTCCAGCGGCGCGGTCGTCACGAGGATGCCGCCCTGCGCCCCCCTGGCGTGTTTGCGGTCGAGATCCTGCTGGAATCGGTCCTTCTCGTGCTCGCCCAGCGGGTTGTTCGCGTCCTTGGGCGTGGCGATCATGTTGGGGCGCGGCCCCATCGCCAGCAACTGCTCCTGGACGGTGACGAACTTGTCCTCCAGCCGGGCGTACTCGATCGCCGCGTAGAGCGGCGGGTAGTGCGTGCCGTAGGGGTCCTTGAGGCTGACCGAGTGGCCGAACCGGATCATCCGGTCCCGGCCGATCACGTTGGCGAAGTACTGGTACTGGCTGACGACCGGGTTGTTCGACGATCGGATCGGCAGCACGTACTGGCTGTACAGCGGCCAGAGCGCCGTGTACGGCCTGCCCTCCGGGCCTTCCGGGTAGATGTACGCCGAGCCGATGATGTCGCCGGAGAGGCAGATGTGCTTGAGGAGCGACGTGCGGTCGAAGTCCCCGTTGGGGTCCGGGTTGTCGAGCGTGTTCAGGAACGGGTGGTTGCGGATCTCCTTGATGTCCGCGACCTTCGTCCCGTTGTCGGAGATCGCCCCGGACCTCTGGAGGTGCCGGAACGTGCTCAGGCTGACGTCGCGCGGGTCGGAGAAGTCCTTGGGCTTCCTGCCGTTCGACGAGTCCATGTAGAGCTTGAGCGGGACGGCGCTCACCGCGTCGGCGTTGCGGACGGCGCAGCTGTAGGCGATCGACTTGAAGCTCTCGACCAACTCCGTCGGCGAGGGGGCTCGCTTGGAACCCCAGGCGTCCGTCGCGGACGGGCCGCCGATGTACGACGACCCCATGGAGCTTCCGCCCGGAGGACCGGGGATCGCATTATTGCGCCCCCGGAACTCGTTGGACGCGGCCTGGAGTCGTTGGAGGAAGCTTGGCAAGGTGGTTTGCAGCCGTCGATAGCGGTTCAGGCGGGTCCCACCGGCCCGCCGTCGGGCGGCTCCGGGGACGTGATCGGCGGGTCGGTGCCGGGGAACGGGCCGGGGCTCGGCTCGGGCGGCGGCGGGTCGTCGGGCGGATTCAACGGCTCCGGCGGCGGAACGGGCACCGTGGGGTCGGAGACGACCACGATGGGCTCAAGCGGCGGGGACAGGCCGACGATCACGCCGGGCGACGCCCGATGTTCGAGGCCGTCGAGGCGGGGAGAGAAGCGATGCCTCATGCGGCGGTCTCGGGTGGGGTCTGAGGGCGGAAGAAAGTGCGTCGAGTAGGAATTGCACCTACAGAGCCCGAAGGCCGGTGGGTTACAGCCACCTGGGGTCGCTCATCCCCGATGCCGACGCAAAGATCAGGCACTTGCTTTCTGATCCGACGGCCCGTTCGCCGTCTCTGGGCGAAGCTCTTGGCCCTTGCGGGCTATCGCCCCATCCGGGGACGACCAGGTTTCCCTGG